AGCACCCTTGGCGCATGGAGCGCCGCCTATGCCTGGCAGGCCCGCTGCGCCGCCTACGACCAGGCGCTGGCCGCACAGGAGCGGCGCGAGCGCGAGGCCATCCGGGCACAGCGGCGGCGCGAGCTGGAAGAGGCCGACTGGGAGACCGGCGCGGAGCTGCGGCAGGCGGTGCGCGATCTGGTGCCGAAGACGCGGCACAGCATCGACGACATCGGCCCCGGCGAGCTGGCCCGCGCGGCGAAGCTCGCCAGCGAATTGCAGCGGCTGGCACTCGGCGAGCCGACCGACATTACTCGCGTGGTGGAAGCTGAGCTAGAGGGCGTCCTTGATCGTCTCAAAGCACAACTCGACGAAGAAACCTATGCCCGGGTCGTTGCTATCATCGCTGGCGGCGCGTAGGCTGGCGAGTGACCCGGCGCTGGCGGGGCGGGGCAGTGTGGCGCCCGTGTTTCGCGGTGCCAACGCGGAGGCGCAGCGCATCACGGCGCGTGAGTGGATCTGCGCGGGGCCGAGCGAGACCGGGAAAACGTGGGCGACCCTCTGGCGGCTCGATGCCCTGCTCCGGGCCACACCGGGCGCGCAGGCTGCCCTCGTGCGGAAGGTGCGCGTGAGCATCGGCCCCACGGTGCTTGTGACCTACCGGCGCGTGATTGCCCAGAGCGGCAGCGGGGCCACGCCCTACGGCGGCAACAACCCCGAGTGGTACGACTACCCGAATGGGGCACGGCTCTGGATCGGCGGCATGGACGATCCGAGCAAGATCCTCTCGGGTGAGCGTGACTTTATCTACGTCAACCAGGCCGAGGATTTGACCCAGGCCGACTGGGAGACGCTGACCACGCGCAACACCGGGCGCGGCGCCGTCACCGAGACGCCCATGCTCTTCGGCGACTGCAACCCCGGCCCCGCCGATCACTGGATACTCAGGCGCCGCGACAGTGGGGCGCTCAGGCTCATGCCCACGACCCACCGCGACAACCCGAGCCTCTACGATGATCGCGGCGTCATTACGCAGCAGGGTGAGCGCACGACCGCTACCCTAAACGCCCTGACGGGCACCAGGCGGCTGAGGCTTCGCGATGGGCTATGGGTTGGGGCCGAGGGGCAGTTCTTTACCGAGTGGGACGAGGCCCGCCACGTCTGCCCGCCCTTTGCCGTGCCGCAGAACTGGCGCGTGTGGGCAGGCTTTGACTACGGCTACAGCCACAACACGGCCTGCTACCTGCTGGCTGAGGGGGATGGCGAGGTCTGGATTATCGGCGAGCACGTCGCCTGCCGCTGGCTGCCCGCGCAGCACGTCGCGGCCATTGCCGCCATGCTGCGGCGGGTCGCGCCCTGGCTGACACTCACACAGCTCGACATTGTTGCGGGGCACGATGTCTTTGCCCAGAAGGGCGACGCGCAGGCGCAGACGATTGCACAGCAGTATGAGGCACTGGGCCTGCGCTTCCGCAAGGCGCAGATTGACCGCATCAGCCGTGCGGCCGAGCTGGCGCGGCGCTTAGGCAACCAGGCGGCGGGGCTGGCGCCGACGATCCGTGTGTTCGCCACCTGCCCCCGCCTGATCACCACCATACCGGCGCTGGTCGTTGACCCGCACCGATCGGAGGATGTGTTGAAAACCGATGCCGACAGCGAGGGCTTGGGCGGCGACGATCCGTATGACGGTGCGAGCTACGGCCTGATGGAAGTGGCGCAGCGACCCGGCGCCGCCGCCGTGGGCGGCAGCCGACCGCAGGCAGGGACCAGGCGATGACCGACACGCCGACCATCATGCCGGTCGCCACCACGCCGCAGCAGCTGCGCCAGGAGTATGTCGCCGGCGGCGCACGCATCGTCGCGCAGCGCGCCCTGCTGGTGCTGCGCCAGCTGGTCGACGACCTCGAGCTCGAGATCGCAGCGGACATCTACACAAAGATGCTGCGCGACTCGAAGGTGGGCAGCTCCTACAACGGCCTCAAGGTCGCCGTGCTTGAGGACGGCGTGCATCTGGTGCCCAAAGACGCCGACACAGACGGCCTCGTCTGTGCGTTCTGCGTACGCTGCATCACCAGCCTGACGCCGACGCTGGCCGACACGCTCTGGGATCTGTGCGATGCGATGGCGTACGGGCACCGCGTCGCCGAGCAGGTCTACGCCGACGGCGCAGGCGACGACGCCGGGCGCCTGGTGCTGACCGCGCTCAAGGTTAAGCCGAGGCGCACGACCGCCTTTGTCGTCGATGCCTACCTGAATGTGATCGGCCTGCTCGGGCAGAAACCCGGCGGCGCGGCGCCCTCGTCGGCAAGCGTCGTGCTGGCCAGCCCAGAAGCGGCGGGCGTGCTGCCACGCCATAAGTTCGCCATCCTGACGCATCGCCCGCAGGATGCTGACCCGCGTGGCACCAGCATCCTGCGGGCTGCCTACACGGCCTGGCATCTCAAAGTGAATCTCTGGCCGGAGTATTTCAAGTTCCTGGTGCAGTGCGCCGTGCCCTCGCTTGTCGGCGTTGTCGGCGAGCGCGCGCAGCCCGTGCCCGAGGTCGACGAGGCGGGCAATCTGACCGGCCTCACCCTGAGTGCTGAGCAGGCGCTGCTTGACAGCATGCTGGCCTTCCAGGGCGGCACGGCGGGCGCGTTTCCGTTTGGGACGGAGATCGCCCCGCTGGAACTGGGCGGCGCGTCGGCGAGCGCGGTGTTCGCGGAAGGCATCGCGCTGCTGAACAGCGAGATCGCGCAGGCCATCGAGCTGCAAACGCTCGCATCCGGCGAGGGCAAGCATCAGACGCGGGCCTCGACGGAGGAGCATAAGGACATCCGCGATACCCTGGTTCGGCAGCTTAAGGGCATGGTGGCCGAGATGCTGCGCCGCGATGTGCTCACGCCACTCGTCGTGCTCAACTTCGGCCCCGCCGCCGCCCAGCTCGTGCCCACGATCACCCTGGGCCAAGTGGCGCAGGAGGATCGCAGCGGCCTGATGACTGCCGTGGCCGCCCTGAACCGCACGGGCTACTTCGACCCCTCGCAGTATGCAGCGGTCGACGCCCTACTGAGCCTGCCCGCGCGCACGCCCGAAGAGGTGCAGCAGCGCACCGAAAAGGCCGCAGCGCCGCCCCCGGCCATGCCGGGCCAGCAGCCGATGCAGCCTGTAGATCCTGCCGCCGATCCCGAAGAGGAGGCGCGCTAAAAATGCTTGTCGAACGTCACCAGCAACCTATCAAGCGTCGCGCTTGGGCTCTCACCCGGCAGCGCACGCGCCGCGATCACGGCGACGGCCTCGGCGCTCAGGGTGTAGCTTTTGTGCAGCTTGGCCGTGCCAGTGGGCTTCGGGCCGCTGCCGGGGCGTGCGCCGCCGTGGGTGGCGTTGGGCTTCGCAGGCATCGTCGCTCCCCTCGTGGGAGGGGTGTTGCCCCCTCCCTGCTCGTGTGGCGCTTAGCGGATAACCGCGTGGCCAGCGCCGTCGTGCTCAATCTTCCGGCCCGTGTTGACCGCCTCAGCGACCATCTCAGGCGTCACTGTCAGGTCGATGCTGTCGCTGCCGTAGCAGACGTGGATACGAACCGTGAAGAGCCGCTTCGCGTTGTCGTAGCGGAAGTCTTTCTTGCCGAAGACCGCTGCGCCGAACAGCTCGCGCTGGTTTGCGGCGCTCCACTTGGCGGGGCGGGCCTGGGCGACGAAGGTGAAGCGAACGTTCTCGATAACCTGCTCGGTGGTGATGTGCTTGCTCATTGTTTTGGCCTTTCGTGTTCGCTTCATTTCTCTCTTGAATACAGTATACCATATTCAAGATGCATGTCAATACCCATCTATGGGAATATTCAGAGCAGTTTTGTTCGCATTCCCAAGGAGGATGCCTAATGCGCGCCTTTGATCTGGCTGCCAGTCAGCCCTGGCTCATCACGGAAGACGCGCTGCGCGAGGTGCTGCGCGTGGCGCTGCGTGAGGATATCGACATCGCGGCGGTCGAGGCGCGGCTTGGGCGCCCGCTCGACAACACCCGCGATGTGACCGTGCGCGATGGGATCGCCATTGTCCCGATGTGCGGCCCCATCTTCCGCTACGCGAACCTGTTCACGCGCATCAGCGGGGCCACCTCCACCGAGGTGCTGGCGCGCGATATCACCGCCGCGCTCGACGACGCAAGCGTGCGCGGCATCGTGCTGCACATCGACAGCCCCGGCGGGGAGGCGACCGGTATCAACGAGCTGGCCGCGCTCATCCGGCGTGGCACGGCCCAGAAGCCCATCACGGCCCACGTTGAGGGGCTCGGCGCCAGCGCGGCCTACTGGCTGGCGAGCGCCTGTACCGAGATCGTCGCCAGTAGCACCGCCGCGCTGGGCTCGATCGGCGCCGTGTTGACCGTCGCCAACCCCGAGGCGCGCAGCGGCCCCAGCCGCACCATCGAGATCGTCAGCAGCCAGAGCCCGCGCAAGCGGGCCGATGTTGCCCAGCCCGAAGGCCGGCAGCAGCTCCAGCAGCTGGCTGACGACCTGGCGGCGGTCTTCCTCGCCGACGTGGCCACGCTGCGCGGGGTCAGCCTGGAAACCGTGCTGGCTGAGTTTGGACAGGGCGGGCTGTTCGTTGGTCAGCACGCGGTCGATGCAGGGCTCGCTGACCGCGTGGGCACCCTGGAAGATACCCTGGCGCGGCTCAGTCGTGAGACGCGCACCCCTGACCGTTTTTCGCCCGTGCCGGGCTGGCCGGTACGACCACACAGAGGAGCACCCGCAATGGATTGGAAGCTATTCTGGAAGGGCGCGTTCGCCGCCCAGGCTGAACTTGAGGAGCCCACGGCCCCGGCCACGCCGGACGCGCCGGCCACGCCGCAACTCACAGAGCCGACAGAGCCCGCGAGCCCGGCCCAGACCGCACAGCTCGCCGAGCTGGAGACCGCCCGCCGCGAGCTTGCCGCAGCCCAGGCCGCACAGCGCGTGCAGGCCGTTGCCGCCCTGGCCAGCCGCGCCCTAAGCGCAC